CAATTTGATAAAGTACATAGTGAAACTATGGGACACCTTAGTAACGCCATTAAATTAACTAGGGGCCTTGCCGATATCTACAGCAACCCTAATATGTCTTCTTCTCAGAAAGAAGCCGCTGTAAACGCTCTAAACTCCTCTATGAGAAGCCCTGAGCAGCCTACAAGCACAGAACATGAATATAATGACGCAATGGCTAATGACCCTCGCTACGAGACTCCTGAAGCCTCTGAGGAAAAGGGAAATGCGATGTTCAAAGCAGAACAGGAAAAGAACAATGGCTGAAAAGAAAAAGGCAACTGGTAAGAAGACCAAGACCCTGGCTGGTAAAACAGCTGACGGTAAAAAGGTTTATGGCCCATTTAAGGGTTCAAAGTCTAATGGCGGACGCCCTATGATGTCTGTTGTGAATAAGGATGGCTCACGCACATCTATTTCGGCCGCTAAATATAAATATGAAAAAACACACGGCAAGTTGCCTAAAGGCGTGGATGTTGACCACAAGGACAACAATCACTCTAACGACAACTCTGGAAACCTACGCGCTCTAAAGCACGGTAAGAACACCGCTAAAGAAAACAAGCGTCGCGTTGGTAAGAAAGAAAACGACAAGTAATGCACCCAAAAGACGAGCAGATGCCCCGTAAATATAAAGGCCAAGGCGGAATGAGCCCTTATGATGCTTTTATTGATTACTACAATGAAGAAAACCAGCGTGAAGAAGACACCGCTAACGCTGTTAAATCAAAGCGTTCTATCAAAGATATTGATAAAGAATACAAAAAGACCGGCAAGACTCTAGAAGTAAGCGGTGATGCTATTAATAGGGCTAAACGTGGCAAGCCTTCTAAAAAAGGCTGGGATATTGCAAAAGATGTCTGGGACTCAATGTCTGAGGCAGAAGCAGCAAAGCACAAAAAATAATTCGGTTTAGATAAGAAATCCGAAACAACTCCCGCCATACTTAATAATATGGCGTTCCGATCAAACGTCTTTAAATCTATCTCTAGAGAAAGTACAAATTAATGTCAAATAACCTAGGTGACGTGCAGGATAGCGGTACGCTATACCCTGTTACCACACAAAAAATCTCTGGTGCAGTAACTAACAGCACTAGCGTAACTCTTTCAGCGTCTAACTCAGCTATCGTAGTTGGTCAGGTAGTTACTGGTCCTGGTGTACCAAACGCTAACGGTATCACTGCTGCTACTACTGTAACTGCAATTAACAGCACTTCATTGACCCTAAGCAACCCTGCTACTCTTGTAGATGGTGTTGTTCTAAACTTTGCTGCTGCGTCTAACTTAAACATCCAGACTGACTTCGTATGGAAGAACATCGCTATTCAGTCAAACGACGACCGCGCAACTACTGCTGCAAACGCTATTGGTGGTGCAGGTGTTCAGTCTGTAACTATCTCAGGTGCAAGCAGCGATGGTAAGGTTACTACCTTCACAACTTCAGCCGCTCACGGTCTAACCGTAGGTGCAACAGTAAACACTGGTATTTATGCTATCGGTGGAACTGTAGCTGCTCCAACAGCTGGTACTACCGTTCTAGCGACCACAGGTTCATCTTCATCAGTAACTCTTGCTGCAACTACCGTTACAGCTGACACTACTCAGAAGACTGTTACCCTAACCACTTCTGCTGCTCACAACATCAGCGTTGGTGAAACCGTTATCATTTCTGGTGGTCTAACCACTGCTGCTGTTTACAACGGTACTTTCACAGCTTTGGCTGGTACAACTGGAAGCACACTAGTAGTTGCTAACGCTGCTGCTGCTGTAGCATCTCCTGCTAACACAACCACTGCTTGTACTATCGCTGTTTACCACTTCGATGTTAACCAGGCTGTAATCCTATCAGTACCTTCAACAACTACCTTCACTATTGCTCAGGCCCTTTCAAACATTAACTCAGTTGCCGCTTCTAATAAGACTGCATCACTAGAGGTTGTAGGAGACTCTTCATGGGGTTACACCACTCCAGTACAGAGCGCTCGTCTAGCAGTTGATTCAATCACTAAGACCATCAACGGAAACTCATACGCAACTCCTGTATATGACGGAAACCTAGTTGATTCAGCGTACTACGGCTTCCCAGCATACAATACTGGTAAGTACAAGGCAACAGCTGCTGCTGTTGGTTCAAAGTCTGGTTCTGCTTACATTTATGTAACTGCTCCAAACAACTTGTCTGACTTTGTAACTCTAGGAACAACTACAGTAAGCATCACTGGTTTCACTGTTGCTGGCCTAAACGTAACTGGCGCTACTGTTGTTGCCGCTAACCTAGATGGTTTTGTGGTTGCTGGTACTAACGCACTTCTAGGAACTTCTGTTACTGGTCAGAACGCACTTGTACAGGTTGTCGGTTGGGGCGTTGCTAACTACAACGTTACTGCCGCTGCTGTTGACGCTACTACAAACACCAAGTACATCTACACCGCACAGAACAACCTACAGGTCGGTGACGTCGTAACCGTTACAGGTCTAACTAACAGCGTATTCAACGTTGCTTCTCAGACCGTAGCTGCTGCAACTGCAACTAGCTTCACTCTAACCAGCCAGACTGCATCAACTGCAGGTCTAACCATCACTGGTCAGGTCGGTAAGGTTGAGTACTCAGCTGCTATTACTAACGTAGATGGCGGTTACTCAAGCGGTACTTTCGGTTACCTAGTTCCTAACGTAATTGGTAAGACTGCTACTTCTGCTGTAGATGCATTTGCTGACCGTGGTATTACCCTTACCGCAGGAAGCACTACTTCAAAGGCTAGCAAGACCGCTGATGGTGTATGGAGAACTGCTGGAAGCGCTTTGACTCAAATTGCTACTAGCGCTACTCACGGCCTTGTTGCAGGTGACACCTTCACCGCTGCTAGCATCACTGGCGTGACTGACGGTGATTACACTGTGCTATATGTGATTGACACATCAAACTTTGTGTTTGTGTCAGGTTCAACCGCAGTTCAGACAACCGCTTCTGGTGGAACTGGAACTGTTATTGGTAAGGTAGGAACTGTACACTCTACCACCCCTGCAGGTAACGCCCGCACTACAACTGCTACTGCTACTTACAGCCTCTGGGCTTAATCACTAAATAATAAAACCCCGGTCGTTTGGCCGGGGTTTTATTATTTAAACTGCTAAAATTACTAAAAAGATAGGATTTAATAATGGCTGATAATATTGAAAAATCTGCTGCTGATAGCATGGCAAGTTCCGAAAAATACGGCGGCTTTGCAAAAATGAGGAACCTTACAAACATTCTCATGGGAAGAACTAGATCAACTACTGATTCAGATGGCGGTAGCTCAACTGGAGGTAGCTCAACTGGCGGCGGAGGAAGAACCGGTAACGGCTGGACTGCAGAAGATTACAAGAACTACGGTGATTGGCAAGAGCGCCACTATGGTCTTCACAATGACGCAGAAGATAAAAAAGTTTACCGTGAGGCTAAGGGACTTGAAGCTAGAAATGATATAGAAGATATTGCTAAAAATAGAGACCTTGGCAGAGAGATACAAAGAAGACGACTTGATTCAGTGGGTTATGGCCCTGGTTTTCAAGGTACAAGCCAGCAACAGGCTAAACCGGGCGGTAGAAGGTCTACAACAACCGCTGCACCTGGAACAACTGCAGTAAAAACCACAACCACTCCTGTTAAAAAAACACGTGGCAAAGCTGTTGCACAAGTGGACTATAGGTCTAATCCTACATTAGATGCAAAAAACAGAGAACCAAACTTTGGTAAAGTTACCCCTAAAGATTTAACTACAACCACTGTTAAACCGGCAACTACTCGTAAAACACGTGGAAAACGAGCTTAAAGTAGATATACGCCGTAAAGGGCCTCTAGCGGCCCGTACAGGCGCTATTACATCTACTGATGTATATGAACGCTTAGAGAGGCCTGTAGGCCGCTCTAAAGAGTTTTTTGATGCCCTTATGCGAGTGTATGCCCCTGTAGTTTCCGGAATACCTACTCATATGAAAGAGCAAGGTCGATGGGACAGCTAAAAAAACACAAAGTTAAAAAAGAGTTTCAAAAAGAAGCTCTATTTAAACCTGCACAAGTAAAAGATACGCGATTCGGTATTCGTAGAATATATTTGGGACAAACGGAAAAGCCAACCACTTTTTCATACATGGACCCTAACACCAACTGGTGGGGCACTAGATAATAGGATTTTATGGATACCAGTCAAATTATTGCGTCAATCTCTGGCCTCTGTGCGGCTCTTAGCCTAATTGGCTTTATAGTTGCCCGATTAATTAAAGGCCACACTAGCGAAATAGTAAATACTCTTGTAAGAGACTATTTGTCAGAACTTAAGCCAAATCACGGCTCATCTCTTAAAGATGACGTTTTATCTATTAAAAAAGACATCACAGACCTTAAAGTAGACATTGCTACTCTAGAAGGAAAGTTTGACCAGCATATCACGGAGAACTTTAACTAAATCTGTTATTATTAATTAATACACTATAAGAAGAAACTTATTACGGTCAAATGAAGATAATTAAAACACAGGCTTATCAAGCCCACCCAGTACCTAGTCATGTGTACTATCCTCCGGAAGACCCACTAGAGCCAGACATTACAGCTCAACCTGAACAGGCGATGGATGATGAAGAGCCGGACTATGAAGAGCGCATATTTAGATGCAAGCATTGCCTTGACCTTGTTCTTGAATTTGATATAGAAGACCACGAGTGTGATAACTAATGGGTGACCGCGAAAATACTAGCTATTGGTTAGACGTTTTACTGCAAGGCTCTCAAGACGGGGCGTCTGCTCCAGAAGATGAAAACTTTGAAATCGATGAGCCTGCGGCATCCATGCCCAATATGCTTCCTACTATTTCCACAAATCCTAAAAGACCCAGAACAGTAAAAGCTGGTTTTGACTACACTACATTTAAAATGATAGTAGTATTTAGAGACGGAACTTGGTGGCAATATAATGGAGTTCCAGTTCAGATTTGGGAAGGTTTTAAAGCAGCAGCGTCTAAGGGAAAGTACTTGACTTCTTCTGGCCTAGACTCTTGGCCAGACATGGGTCCCGCTGACATGGCTGCATTATCCAAGGCCCAAAGAACACTGATAAACGATATGAAGGGTTATTTAGATAACATCTATAAAGGATAAATAATATGAAATCAGTTGGTCCACTATACATTGACACTATTAAACTAAAACACCCAGTATTCCCAATGTTTGAATGGGGCTGGAGCCAGGAAACTGAACACCCATTTAGAGCTAGCAAGGTTTGCCTAGTATTCTGGGTTCCTTTTGCCCCTAGGGGATATGCCATCGGCCTTTGGGGTAACCCAATCGATGAAGACGAAGCCCTTAATAAAGTCTTTAAAGTTAGGAAAACCGAAGCTAAGGAGATTAGAGAATGGTAAAGCTTTTTAAAAAGAAGCGTTGGGACAAGCCTTTTTCTGAAAAGATATCCCGCAGAGTTAAGCGCATATCTACCCCTGACCTGAGTGTGTGGGCAGACCAATCTATTTATGAATTAGGTAGGTTGCTTAACATTTACCAGCGCATTCGTACTCCAGAGGCGCTTAGAGAAGTGCTTTTAGGTGCTGAGGCACTTCATGCTGTAATTGATGAATTAGATAAAAGAACAAACGAAAACTAACCTAGTTAATTATTTTTTTATGTTATCATTAATAAGCCAACCTTCCTTCTCTCCCGTGTGGCACTTAGTAACCCTGAGTCTTATCGGCTCAGGGTTACTTTACTATTAAGGCATAATATGAGTGAATATGACGATTTTGAAGAAGTAGATGAAGAACTCGAAGAACAACTAGAGGTCTACGAAGAGCTGTATGATGACGGCCTGGATGAACTGTCGCGTGAGTTTGTTGACCAACTAATTGATAAGATTATGATATTTATGACTGCCTTAGTCGGTCACCCACTACGCGTTTATCAAGAGCCTTTAGCCAGACGTATTATCGAGTCTGTTGTAATTAACGAAGGTGAAGAAATTACCGCTCTGGCTTCTCGTCAGTCAGGTAAGTCTGAGACCGTGGCGGATACCGTAGCGGCGTTGATGGTTATCTTGCCACGACTTGCCAAGATGTACCCTGACCTACTAGGTCGCTTTAAAGACGGCCTGTGGGTAGGTTTGTTTGCCCCTGTTGAAGGCCAGGCTGAAACCCTGTTCTCCCGTGTTATTTCACGACTTACCAGTGAGCACGCGTTGGCAGTCCTTGAAGACCCAGAGATTGATGATGAGGCTAAGAAAGTCGCTGGTGTGACTAAGCAAGTTAAACTTCTTAAGTCTAACTCCTCAGTTATGATGATGACAGCTAACCCTAGAGCAAAGATTGAGTCTAAGACCTTCCACCTTATCGTTATTGATGAGTGCCAAGAGGCAGATGACTTTATTGTGGCTAAGTCAATTGGTCCTATGCTAGCGTCTACTAACGGTACTATGGTAAAAACTGGTACCCCTACCACTCACAAAAACAATTTCTATCGCGCTATTCAACTTAACAAACGCCGCGCTACTGGCCGTGGTGGTAAGCAAAATCACTTCCAATGGGACTGGCGTGACGTAGCCAGAGCTAGCGAGGACTATGGAAAGTTTGTCCGTAAAGAGATGCTTCGTATTGGCGAGGACTCTGATGAGTTCCAGATGGCTTACAACTGTAAGTGGCTTCTAGAACGCGGTATGTTCGTTACTTCAGGCGTTATGGATGAGCTTGGTGATACTTCTCAGAAGACCGTAGAAGCTTGGCACCGTACCCCTGTAGTTGTAGGTATTGACCCTGCCCGTAAAATGGACTCCACAGTAGTCACCGTGGTTTGGGTAGACTGGGATAGACCTGATGAATTTGGGTATTTTGACCATCGCGTGCTTAACTGGCTAGAGATTCAGGGAGATGACTGGGAAGACCAGTATTTCCAAATCGTTAACTTCCTTGAGAATTACGACATTTTGTATGTAGGTGTAGACGCCAATGGTGTAGGAGATGCTGTAGCCCAGCGTCTTCGTCTTTTGCTTCCTAGAGCAGAAGTTATCTCTGTCGGAAGTAGCCAGCAAGAACAGTCTAAGCGTTGGAAGCACTTAAAGACATTGATTGAACGCCGTCTTATTGGTTGGCCAGCGCACGCTAAGACTCGCGGACTTCGTAGATGGAAGCGTTTTTACCAGCAAATGACTGACCTTGAGGTTAAGTTCCAAGGCCCTAACTTCCTTGCCCATGCCCCTGAAGAAGCCCATGCCCATGATGACTTTGCCGACAGTCTAGCCATTGCTTGTAGTTTAACTATGGATTTGACTATGCCGAACGTAGAAGTAAGTTCTTCGCCTTTTTACAGATAATTTGTGTTTATCCTGCAAAAATACTGTTTTAGTATAAAACTTGTATAGAGGCCTCAACCTTTTTATTAGGAGATATTAATGTCACTTGCACCAGACCCACAGTTCCCAGAGCGTGCCCCACTAACTTACGACCGTAAGATGGCTGCAGCAGCTCCTGGCCAGCGCGGACCACTTCGTTTTGAAGAAGGTATCGCAACCGATACAGACGTTCCAGACCAGTTCATTCTTGGTGCACAGCAGGGTTACACCCCAGCTGCTGGTCGTCCAAACCGCAACGCCCCTGTCCACACCAAGACTGCTGAAGAAACCATGAGCGAACGCGCTCACGTTGGTTCAGCTGCATGGGTGGAGTCACAGGACTACCTAAGCGAGTTCTCAGGCGCAGCCTTTGAGGACCACGGTTCAAACGTATACGAAGAGGTTATTCGTAACGGTTCACGCCAGCAGCACCCGAACCCAGCTCAGGTTCAGGACTAGGTTCTAGCGTTTAACCCCGTCTGCCCTAATAGGTGGGCGGGGTTAAGCTTCTTATAAGGCGGTGAATTATGGCTCTCGTTAAGGGTCAAGAAGTAAAAGAGACGCCCCAACAATACCCTGCAAACCCGCGTCTTTGGAACCTGATTACTACCCAGGCAAACACTCGTTTTGCTAAATATCCTTCTCCAGCTGCTGCTCACTGGGTGCACACCAAGTACATACAACTTGGCGGACAATTTGTGGATACCCAAAAAGAAGTAGACCCACGTATGCGTGACCGCGCTCAAGAAGCTATGGATAAAAAAGAAGAGCAACAGAAAAACTCTATCCAAAAAGACGTAAATAAGAAAGTAACTAAAAAAGTTACTAAACCAATTGCTAAATAGTAAAGCCTAAAAAACACACGAACTTTGCGATACACTATAATTACTATTAAACTTACTGAAGGGGCTTTGTAGCATGTCGATTGATTTTTCCCCACCGTCATATAGAGCCGCATCGTCTGACCTTACCATCAGCATTTCCCCTCTGGGCCTTGTAGAACTTGCTGATGAAGAATTTGAGGTTCACGGTCCTCGCCTAAACCGTTACAGCCTTAACTGGGCTATGTACCTAGGTCACCACACATCTTTCCGCCGCCAAGCTGGTGAACCTTCTATTATCCTGAACTATTACCGCGCTTTTACTGATTTTATTATTAACTTCACATTTAGCAAGGGTGTCCAGTTCCGTAGCGTTAAGGCCACAGAAGCTATCGTTCCTTCACTTCTAGAGCGTGTTTGGGAAGTAGACAATAATAAGGCTACTGTGCTTTGGGAAATTGGTCAGCAAGGCGGTGTATCTGGTGACTGCTTTATCAAGGTGGCTTATGAAGAAGCTTACACAGATTCTGTAGGCGGTATCCACCCAGGCCGTGTTCGTATCCTACCTCTTAACTCTTCTTTTGCTTTCCCAGAGTTTCACCCTCACGACCGTGAGCGACTAGTCAGATTTAAGCTAAAGTACCGTTTCTGGGGAACATCTCTAGAAGGTACTCGTCAGGTATACACTTACACTGAGATTCTTACCGAAGACACTATTGAAGAGTACATCAACGATGAAATGATTGACTCTCGCCCAAACCCTCTAGGTATTATTCCAGTTATTCACATTGCTAACGTTCGCGTATCAGGTTCTCCTTGGGGTCTATCTGACTGTAATGAAATGATTAGCATTAACCGTGTCTATAACGAAACTGCTACAGACATTGCAGATATCATTAACTATCACGCTGCTCCTGTTACCGTAATTATTGGTGCTAAGGCTAGCCAGCTAGAAAAGGGTGCTAACAAGGTTTGGGGTGGTCTGCCAAAGGACGCTCGTGTTGAAAACCTTGAAGGTGGAGGCCAGGGTCTAAAGGGCGCTATGGACTTTATGGCACAGCTAAAGAAGTCAATGCACGAAATGACCGGTGTGCCTGAGTCTGCTCTAGGTCAGGCTATGCCTGTTTCTAACACTTCCGGTGTTGCACTTTCTATCATGTTCCAGCCTTTGATGAACCGCTACCACCAGAAGATTGTGCAGTACGCGCATGGTATTGAGCGTGTAAATGAACTAGTACTTCGCACCCTTGCACTAAAAGAACCAGAGACATTTACTCTTAACCTAGACGTAGACACCATGCCAAAGCCTGAGCAGTTGGTTCAACTTGACCCTAACGACCCAGAGACTTACAGAACATACGCACACTTCCCTCCACCACTTCCTCTAGACAAGCTAATTATTTTGAACGAAGTTCAATCATTGCTATCACTTGGTCTACAGTCTAAAGCTGGTGCTTTGCGTGACCTTGGTGAAGAGTTCCCTGAGTCTAAGCTTCAGGAAATTCGTAAAGAACTTATTGACGATGCAGTTGCTGATGGTGCCCTACGCCTTGTTCAAACTGAAGTTGACCAAGAAATCGCATCACTTACAGGCCAGATGGCTCCGGCTGACGGCACAACTGCTGGTGGCGGGGCTACTCCAGGTGCTGCTGCTCCTGGCCCTATGGCAGGTGGACCAGCGGCTGCTGGACCAGCCCTTGACCCAGAAACTCTTGATAATTTGAGCATGGGTGAGTCTGAACTTAGAACTCGCCTAGTGACAGAAGCTTATGGAAGTCGTCTTCCACAAAGACAAGTTCCACAAGATTATACAAAATAATTTATATTTAGCAACAAAAACGCTGTAGAAAGCGTAAAACTTAATATTGAAAACATAACGTGCGGCTATATGTGCTACGTGTCGAAAGACACATTCGGAAAACGCCCTAGAGAAATTAAGGATATA